CACCTGAATTAACTTCGATATTACTCACTTACGTCCTCATTAACCTTAAACAACCCATACACCCACGTCTTGACAACTCCTACGCTGTTAGACTGTAAATCATATACATAAAGACCTCCGGGGACACCAGACATCGTAGTTGCGCTTGCTGTAATAGTAAGCTTACCTCCTGCTGTCCCAGTGTAGGAAAAGTCAGCATCTCCAATAATGTCACCAGAAGATGTGTCTGTTTCTTTGACATCCATCTTCCAAGTATATCCAGATGACAAATCAATAGCCGCTCCAGCATTATCAGTAAAGGTCAGCTCAAGAGTAAAAGTATCACCGCGTCTGCATGTGATATCTACCCTTGTTGATGCGTCTAAATTTATACTTGTCGCCATATTGCAAATATACTAAATCATTGATTGCCAAGAATTTGCGAGAGAACATCTACGTCCTCAGCCAGTTCTCCACGACTGCCCTGACGTTGTGATATTAACTTGCTTTGCTCCACGGCTTGTTTCTTAACTCTGTCGTCCTTAGCTCGCTCTCGGCTTCCCTCGACTTCGCGTTGAAAACCATACTGCTTTTCTAAATTCATCTCTCTGGATTGACCCTGTAATTTCTCGAGCTCCATCTTCAACTGATATTCTAGTTGTAGCAGTTGGGCTTTTGCCTGTGATTCCAGTTGGATTTTCTGAGCTGCCAGTTGAGCCATTGCTTGTTGCTTTTGCATCTCCAGCTGGGCGGTAACCTGTGCCGTCTGCTGGTTGGCTTGAGCCTGCATCTGAGAGTTCTGTGCAGCAAGATCTTGGCGCTGTTTGATTCTCTTCTTACGGCGAACTATCAGCAGCTGCTCAGCTTGATCCACATCGTGAAGTCTACGGATCGCCATAGCGTCCTCAAGATCCAGCTCTCCCTGAGCTAGAGACTGTTGAATATTTTGCTCCAGATACATCTTGTCCTCTTCGTTCATTCCGGTTACCACGCGAACCCCAAAATTGAAGAGCGGTAGGTTGTTGAATGAAGAAAGAACGGACATGTTGGTCTCACCAACAGCCTTCTCGTAGACGCGATATAATACGCTTTGCTTGGGAAGGATCTGTAAACACTTGACGATGTCATCACACACGCGGCGATAAAGAACCTGCGATGCGTGAGTAATGTCATAAATAGCGTTATTAGACGCTTGGATTGCCTGCTGGCGAACGCCTACCAGAGCCTCGCTCTTGGGTGTTGACCCATCAACCACCTCGTTGAGACCCGTAGTGTCACGGATCATATTTAGGTATTGATTGTACAGACCAATAAGCTCTTGAATGTTTCTGATTTGGTTTCCGATCTCGCGAACTGGGGGATTCTGAAATCCTCCCTCTGGGTTCTTGGATCTGTAATAGAAGACACCCGTCTGTTCGTAGATGTCCTGAATTTCCAGTGGCTGAAGCTCTCCACCTCGTCCAAGCTGTACGTTCTCCAGACCCTCAATGTCAATGATCAATCCATCAGGCTTAGCTTTAGCAATAGACTGCTGAAGCTTGAGGTGAGCCAGTTGCATCATGTCCGCATATTGGGTGATGCTGGAGACCATGCTCTTGGGCATCATTCTGCGGATGTTTGTAGCCACGACCGAGTAGCTCATTCGAGTTCTCGTGATGTCATGGATGTTTCTAGGGAGGTTCTTCTTTAAGCCGTAATCAAAAAGGTATTTTGTTCCGACCACATACTTTCCGCCGTAGACGGTTGCATGTTCCATCTTGCGAGACTTGCGCTCGTAAACAGATCCAGAAGGAGGGGTAAACTCTTCGTGACCTTTGTAGTAGAACCCTGTATTTCCAAATCTGGACTGCTTTTCCTCAAAGTACAGGCAGTCAACAGACATAAACTCAAAGTCTAGAACCTCGACCACATACTCGTCATATCCGAAGACCGTCTTTTGGAGGGTCTTGTCGTAATAGCTGGTATTATACTTAGTGGGGTCGTTGGTGTATCTTGTCTGTACCTGACGAGCCATCTCTTCATATTGCTCTTCCTCGAACTGACCGCGAGTGATACGCTTGAGCTCTTCGATTGTCATGCGCTGGATGTGACCAGCGTACTTGAGGTCTGACATTGTAGGGTCTTCCGTCTGTGAGTGCACGAAGTATTCTGGGTCAACGTACTTGGTTGCGATGCCATAGTTGGGATCATTATCCCGCTTCACTACAGCCATTCCCAAAGTAACGAGATCCTCTACGGCTCTACGGTAGATCTTATCGTTAAAGTCGTTCCATTCAAGGGTCAGATTTGTTGCAATCTGTGCGGCAATCTCGGACGCTACCTTGATGTTGGTCTCCAAGAAGATCTCTGCCTCCTCGGGGCTTTCGGGTAGCTCTTCAATGGCAATGCCGGGATCAAGCCCAGCACCGCGAAGGGATTCAAAGAATTCTCTGTTCTCTACACCCGCCTTGACGGTAGCTTTTTTCTTCTCTTTCTCTGTTAAGGAAAGGGGGTCTACTGCTTCAAGATTTGGGTATGGTTTTCTAGAGAGGATTTTGTTTACTACGATCTTAACGAACTTAGGAATAATTGGAACTGGAGACCAGTCAATATTCAAAAGAGTTCCATCTCCATTGTTAGGATCGAGTGAGTTAAGTACTTGCTTGTACTTAGAAGTATCTTGTGTTCCGTTGGCATAGTCCCTGTTCGTATTGAATTCCTTCATTCTACGGTTATACAGGGAACTAGATTCATTCGCAGACCCCCATTGTGCCATAATGGACTTAGCGTACTTCAAGCCGTAACCTTTGGACGACTTCTCCATGAAGCTTGCTAACGGATCTGGAAAGTTTCCGTAGTTCTTTGTGCTTGACATACTATTTCTATTCAGGTAAGCCTACTTTTATGCAAATATACTAAATACCTGTGTGCCAAATATTTACCACCCTGTGTGCTTATACCTGCGGAAGAAGACCTTATTAGACAAATCTTGCTTTTTAACTTCCTTCGTTATTTTTTGTGCCGCCAGAAGCGCAAGACCAGAAGAGATGGTCATATCGAACTTTGTTCGATCGTCGATATTATACCCAATCCAGTCTTCTAGCGTTCTGTTAAAATACATCCGACCGAAATTTCCAGTCTTTATATTCATCCCCACGTGCTCGTGAACATATGCCTCAATTGCCTGAGCGTGAGACTGGATGACATCTTTACTGTTCGATGGAATACCCTTTGTCTTTACGTTTGTAGAAGATCCCGGGGGCGTGAGGTGTTCGGGTCTATCCATGACATACCCATCGTATCCTCTTGACTCAAAGTATCTTACGATTCCGTATTTGTTGTTTTCTATTAGCAACGGATACCCATAGAATACTGCTGCCATAAGAATGTCCTCATAGAATATACGCGCCAGTGGGGGACGCTCGGCGTACTCCGCTACAAACATATTCGACGGGAAGTTCATGTTGAATTTATTAAAAAAATGACAAGCCCCTTTTGATCCAGAACCAGTTGTTGTTTTGTCGATATCGTAGCTATCCACGCCGCCTACGCCGTACATTTCGTTGCCCGGATGAACCTTTCCATAGCGTGTTTCCCGCTTGTTTCTAAACTCTTCCGGTGGCATCCATGACACGCGCCACTTCCCATTGGGATCTGGAGACCAGATCACTCTAGAGTCCGCCAATCCACCCTCCCAAACGAAGTTGCCACGAACCACTGGGCTGGGGTATATCTCGTCATTGTGCTGGATTTGCTCATATATCTTGGCGATATTGAAATGAGATGCCTTGGTAGAGTCCCGAAAAGCCTCATCTTCGGAGAACGGGAACTGTCGAATAACTTCATTGAGCTCATAGGGGTCGGCTAGCAGTGCTTTTCTCTCATTTTGGAGGTATGTTTTTGCTCCATAGTGAATTAGCTCTCCCTCGAGACCGTCTACGGCAAACTCGGGGTCTTCAATTACTGGAAGTCCGTGTTTATCGAAAAACCCCTCCAAAGCTTCGTATGCTGGGATGAATATCTTGTATAAACCGCTTTTTGTACGCCCGTTATTGTTCCTTTCTTGTGGATCTGATGAGTAATATAGCTTTTTAAACTCTGCGCCACCCCGGTCTAGGGGGTTGACAGTTGATCCGACTAGGGCTTTTCCGATAACTTTCCGACCAACGATCAAACAAGTGCGGTGAATACGCCAAACGTCCTGAATATCCAGTGGTCTTTCCCATTTTCCAGCCTCGTCAAGGTACAGCATGTGGAGTTTTTCCCCGTCATAGGCGTTGGTAGTGGTGTTTTTCCAGTTAATTAGAGTGTCTAGCGCCTCTCCCTTGTTGGAGGTTTTGTTTTTTTTGGTGATTCGCTTGGATGGCTCTCTAAAAGCGAGCTCCATACGCGGATTTGTCGTACCGTCTTGGATGGGTTTAAAGAAAAACGGGTAAGATTTAAATACCGGGACGACTTTTTTCATGAAGATGTTCTCCTGAGCGTCTTTACCCGTCTTTGACATGATCCCCAGAAGCTTGTCTTTCACCTGTGTGCCCTCATCTACCTCAATACAGGCGCTCATGTTGGTATATCCCGAGCGTCTACACTTGGTGTAGATCTGCCCGAGGCATCGAGGATCGGCTTCGCAGGCAGCGAAGTGAATGAAAAGCTTCCTCTGGAAGTCAAGAAATGACGGATATCCAATATCTATCTTGCTCCACTGGAGCATCATATAATGTCGTCCGGTAATATACGTAGGAACACCTTTATTGAAAAACCAAACCCCTTCACGCCGACGTTTAAACTCTTTCTCGATATATGAAACATATTTTTGACGGAATTCTCTAGGGCTTTCTGCCCACTCATCCATTGAGCGAATAGAATCAAGTTCTTTCGGCATAGGTGTTCTTTGCCAGTGTTGATCAGATTCTTCTTTCCCGTTAAATAGTATCTCAGAATCTTCGGGTAATTCGGGTAATTGAATAAATACGCCGGAGATTTCGATGCTCTCACCTTGAGTACCATTGGGGCAAATGTTGACCACTTCCTCTTCATAGTCCTTATGTTTTATAAGTCCTGCCATTATTTGCTATATTTCTCAGCAAACCCCCCAGAGTAATCGGACTGCTCGCTGATTCCGCCACTATCTTTGAGAGATCTAATCATCTCTTCAAGCCTCTGTCTTTCCTGCAACAGCTCTCTAGCGTCGGTAGCAGTCTGTTTTATGGACTGTAGTTCTGCCTTGCGTTGCGAGCCGTTCAGGTCAGCGTCTACAGGCTTCTTGATCTCCTCGATCATGTTGTTGATGGCTATTTCCATAGCCCCCATCAGCCTCATCGCTGCGTCTAATGATGTAAAGTTATTATTTTTTGCCATGATCTACGTATAACAGGTCATCAATACGCATTCTCCACACTTTCTTTCCGTCTACCTCCATTGTGTAGTCTGAGCTTTTGGAGAAGTAGACCACGTCCCCGGCATATGCCCCCGCTTCGTTGATGGGCTTGCTATCGTATATAATCTCTCCGTGGTCTTCTACCTTTTCTTTCTCCAGAAGTATTATTCCTGACGCGGTTTTTTTCTCGTCATCTTCTTCAGGAGGTTTAACGAATACCCAATCAGATAGCATAGCCACCCCGCCAGAAGGAGATTGAAAAGCGTATGCGTGAGATCCATATCCTCCATCAGGGTCGTATTGTACCATGTAGAGGTCGTCTTGGAAGTGGAACTTAGACTCAACGCAAACGTGATGGTGGAAATACAGGATATCACCAACACTTGCGCCAGTGTCGTACTTAGCCGGGACTGAAACGATTTCGCCATAATTGTATCTGTTTTCAAATTCATTGAACTTAGAAGCCAGATACAGCTCCGTGCCGTTTACTTCTACAGTGTCTTTGAATTTCTTAGGTAGGCGAACAATAAAGAATTGGAGTGCTCTCATATTAAAAGTTGAGATCGTACTCCACGATAACGGGCATCCCCTGTATTTCCTTCCACATCATCGTTCCCTCGTTAGGCTGCTCGATGTAGATACAGTATGATATAATTCCGTTCTTGTGGTACGCTCTCTCATTAAATTCAATTACCACTACTTTACCTTCGCCAACGCGCATACCAGTGTAGTATGCCATAGCGTCCTTCGGGTTTTGCCCGATGATGATTTTTCTAATTAGATTCATTTTAGTTTATTGATCCGTTGCCGAATTTCTTCTCCCACCATTCAATTGTCCCCTCGGGCGGT